GGGGCCTCTGGGCCCCCGCGTCGCTCTGCGACCATTGCTCTACGAAAGGAGAAGTACCTGATGTCGACCCGGTCCACGGCGAAGACGATCTTCCTTGGGCATGATATAAGTGCCTATGGAGATCTGATCCCGCAGACTGTCAGCCAGCGAGAGATTGCAGACATACTTGTAGGAGATTATGGTCATTATGGCTATCCGAATTTCCCTTCAACAGGAAACGTGGGTGGCAATTTTGACTGTATCGTCTACAAGGAAGAATACAATCCATCGGGGCCGGTAGAACTGAGACGCTTTACTGATACGTCTCAGCCGGGTTATAAACTAGGATACAGCGGTCGTTTGGCTGCTCCGCCGCCTGGTAGCGTACTTGATGCTACCATAGCGAAACCGGATGCAGCTGGGCGATTCGCCGAAGCCTGGAATAAAATGAAGCCTACGAAGCCAGACATGTCGTTAGCAAACGCACTTGTCGAACTTCGTGAGCTTCCTCGACAGCTTCAACAACGTTTCACTCGAGATTTACTTGGAGCAAGCAACTTTTGGGTTGCCCTCCAATTCGGGTGGCTGCCATTACTGCGGGATGTCCGAAAGTTTGTGGACATCCAGCGTAATGGACAGAAGAGGTTGAAGCAGCTTATCAGGGACAACGGGCGTTCCGTCCGGAGGAGGATAACTCTTCTGGACGAGACTCAGCCGTTCGGTGTGACAAGTGGTACGACGTACTCGGCGTTTACGAATCAATTCGTGACGCAGATGTACTATACCACCCCTCAATACCGAGCTCAGGGGATGATTTATAGTCGGTGCTGGGCTTCTGCCAAGTTCCGCTATTGGTTACCACCTGGGCCCCGGGACGTGGAGTGGACGAAGAAGATGATGCGCAGGATCTACGGATCCTATGTATCACCGTCTGTCGTCTACAACGCAATACCGTGGACGTGGCTGATTGACTGGTTCTCCAGCGTTGGCGATCTTGTCGAAGCTACTGACATGGGCGTGGCCGACCGCTTAGCGGCCGACTATTTCTATGTCATGTACGAGACAGGACGCTGGCGTGAAACGCATTCCTGGGGCACCTTTAGGGGTGTTCAGGGGCAGCGAGTTCGAGTCGACGCCTTTACCAAGAATAGCCGGGTCCGAAAGACTCGGTATCAAGGTAATCCTTTCGGTCTACCTGCAGGGAAGGTGCCAACCAACCCAATGCAGTTGTCTATTCTGGCCGCGCTGGGATACTCCCGGTACGCAGGATAGATTCCACGTCGTGAGACGTCAAACCAAGTCCAAACGAAAGAGAGCTTCCAGTGCTTGCAGATCCGCAATCCGTCACGATCAATGCCGTCGCCACGTCGCTGCCTAAGACCTCAGTTGGTCCAACGCAGAACGTGTATTCGTCGGCTGATGGTAATACCGTCATGACCGTGAAACAGAATACGACCAAGACCCGATTCCGTCGCGAGATTCGTCTCGCGCAGACTAAGGTTTCGGCCGACCCGATTTCGGCAGTCAACAAGGAGGTGGGCGCAAGCGTCTACCTCGTGATTGACGAACCGCGATTCGGGTTCTCGGATGCGGAGATCGGCTACCTAATCGATGCCTTGAAGGCTTGGTCGACTTCGACCAACTACAACAAGGTACTCGGCGGAGAGATGTAGTAATACGTATCTCCCGAGGTAGCTGTCCAATCGGAGCAGTGCTGGACGGTTTCTTGACCACGTAAAAACGGAGGCCAAGAATGAAACTACCGACCATGCTCACCAGGACGCTGGTCCAACAATGGGCCAGTGATCTAGACTTGTCCGCAGAGCGTGACGTTCAAGTTATTGAACGTCGCATTGAACACGAAGGGTTTTCGTTTTTAGCGATTACCCTCCCCACTCTCTCTGATGCTCTCGAAAGAGGGCTGGAGAATGGGCACCTAACGATTCCGAGCAATTTTGCTCGTTTCGGAGGTCTCCCCCATTTACTTGGGGGTTACTTCAGGCGTGTGTTCGATAGAGCGGGTAAGCTCCTCGATAATCCTTGCCCAGATGCCATAGCGGCGATCAGGCAGATCTGTCGGTTTTGGAAAAAGCCGAAGATGCGCTGTAGCGATGAGATGAATCTCAAAGCCGTAGCGAGGTTTAAAGAGGTAGAGGCTGAGCTCCAGTCGCTGTCCTCACATGTACTTAGAGAGGACGTGACTCTTGACGCGCTCGCAAGAATACTATGGGCTCAAGTTTTTCCTGAGCTTGATCCTAATAGTCTTGTTTGCTGTCATGGGCCTGGTGTCACTGCGGATCGTTATCTCCTTAACCAGAGATATAGAATTCGAGAGTGGTACACCCGGTCAGAGCAATCCTTCCCATCAGATCTCCACGCATTCCACAGTCTATGGTATGCAGCAGGATTTGAAGAAGGAGAACGAGGCGCAGAAGGACTTACCTATCACGAACTCCGGGACGAACCTGGAGTTCGAGTAAAGTTTGTCCCCAAAACGCTCTCGGGGCCTCGAGTGATTGCGGTCGAGCCTTCTGCAATGCAGTACATGCAGCAGGGGTTAATGAGGTACGTTGTGCCTCACCTCGAATCGCATCGGTTGACCTGTCGAAGTCTGCATTTTACAGACCAGACAATAAACCAATCGCTCGCTTACCGAAGCAGTATTGACCGAAAGCTTGCTACTCTAGACTTGAAAGACGCGTCAGACCGGGTGCATCTGCTCCTGGTTCAACGTATCTTTAAGAGTAGTGGGATCCTCCAGTACCTGGAGGACTCTAGGTCTTTGCATGCTGATCTGCCGGACGGGAGCAACGTCATTTTGACGAAGTTCGCGTCCATGGGTTCTGCGATGTGCTTTCCGGTTGAGGCGATGGTGTTTTACACTCTCGTCCAATCGGCGATGCACAAACAGAATGGCAGACGTCCTAGCAGCTCGTCGATCAGGCAGTATTCTGCCAAAATCGATATTTACGGTGACGATATCATCGTACCCGTAGAGTACGTGGACGCAGTAGTCGGTGAACTTGAAGCCTATGGCTTAAAGGTCAACGTCCACAAGAGTTTCCGGTTTTCACACTTCCGGGAATCTTGTGGTGGGGACTTCTTCATGGGTCGGGATGTCAAACCGATCTATGCGAGAGAGTACCCACATGACGACCGACTAAAGTGGACAGCAAAAACCGTGATGTCCTGGGTATCGACTGCTGACCAGTTTTATATGGCTGGTCAGTGGAAGATGGCCCAATGCATTCGGCGTATGCTGGAGAGAGTATTGCGTAGGCGCATTCCGCGCTCGAGAGTAAAGACTCACGGGGTCGGATTCGCCTCTTTGATATTCGACACTGACTGTCACTGGAGAAGTGACATTCAGGGTTGGTATCAAAGCCGAATCTGTTTCACCCCCTCAAAACGAGAGGACGAAATCGATGGAGACGCAAGTGCATGCTTCAACAAACTCCTGGGAACAACACGAGCTCCTGTTCGGAACGGTGTTTATCAGCCAGGCCAACCTACAGAAGCTCCTTCCCGTGGCCCTGAATTGGGACTCGACGAAGGACAAACTCCTGTTAGCTGGACCGAAGCTGAGACAGCCGCTACCGTTTTGGGTTCGATTGAACCTGGACGAGTCGGGCATCCACCCTCTGGACTTAGTGGCTATAGCGAACCACCTCTTGAACGTCTATCGGCTTCAAGGTTGGTACCCCAAAACGATAAGGCCTTCGGCATCGCCGAAACCTCGTCGTCTCAAGGTGTCCTACCAGCTCCTAGACGTCTTAGAAGGAGTTCTACTACGGTCTCGAAAGTCGTAGAGGACACTCTACTGCAGGCTGCCTTTGAAAGCAATCTGCATTCCAGTGTGAAGCGCGACACCTTCAAGTCAAAGTGTCGCTGGGTCACTGTGCTAACCTAACGGTCAGTTCAGTGAAGTAGGGGCTAACTAACAGTGAACCCCGGCGGAGATGAAG